TTATCCTTAAGCAACGTATGGGTATTACGAATATTCTCAGATACTTTATTTTTGATCCCGAAACCACTTGTTTTTATCCCGTCTCAGAAGAATACCACAGAATTTTAATAGAAAAAAATAGTGAAGAGTAGTAGTAAAATTAAAGTCTACACCGATCTATAATAAAAATCAATTCTTTCTTAAAAAACAATTATATATCTTTATTATTTAAGAAGTAAGAATATATTAAAAGGATAAAAAGATGAAAGAAAATATAACCAAATGTTCTTGGATAGGTAGATTTTTCCAATGGATCGACGACAATATTCTTAGTAAAACTACACGCCTTTGGATGTATGTCCTAGAAATTGTAGGTATTGTCACTATATTTATAATGATTGGAGAGTTTAGAACAGGATTTGAATTAATTTTGAAAGCTAATACTGATCTTGAGCTGCAAAAAGCACATATGTTTATTGAAGCCGTTCGAGGATCTGCTGGCCCTATTGCATCTATGGTTGCAACTATTTGCGGTGCAATACCAGCAGTCATGGCAACATTCAGAAGCTTGAAAAAAAAGTGGAACGGTAACTATACAAAAAATAATGAAGAAAATAATAAAGTACTTAAAAAGTAAAATTAAGATTAAAGAAGATGGATGGCTGTGTTTTATAAATACACAGTTGAAATGGAGCGTGGGTTTCTTCATACGTATCACAAGCATAGCTCTTACTATTATCTTTCTTTTACTTATTTTAAAATACTTTGGTATACGTTATAAATTATTCGATTTTTCTTACAAAGATATGCATATATCTCCTGGAGGATCCACATTGGTATCTTCTCCAGATGTAGATTATAAAAAGGATATACAGAGTATTGATGATGTTATTAAAATGCTGGAAAAACAAAAACAAATATCAGATACTAAAAATATTAATAGTAGTAAGTAGCATTTGTATTTTTGCTTGTACTGTATATGCAGATGTAATTCTTACAGACAAACAATATGAATTATTAATAAAAAGATTGAAACAGGATAAAGCTATTATTAATATAAATCATATTCGATGGAATTCGTTAAAAAAAAGTAAACCTACTATTACATATACTGTAAAGGATGGACAAATAGTAATACAAAGTATCAAAATTCCTATATATAAAGCAACACCTATAATATATAAAGTTAAATTTAAAATAGAACCCTCATCAGAACAAAAAACTTATATACCTATATCACTACATTTATGCGGTATGATAGAGACTCGTTCAAAAGTAGATGCTAAAATAGGTATAAGATTACTTGCTCTAAATCCCTTAAAGATTAAATATTTTAATAATATTAATTTTAATATATTAATAGGTATCCAATCAAGTGGTATTTCTATAGGATATACAATGCCGAAACCTTTTAAAAATACGACATTGCATTTGTACAGCGGTTACTCATACAAACTACAACGTGTTTATGGTTTTGGTATAAGTTTAAATTTTTGAATAGATGGTGATTATTGTGAGCCTTAGTGAACTTATTTTAGATAAAAACTATGTGCCTGATGATAATAAAGATATAATTGCGCCTTTTAGTTTCAAAAAAGTTATAAAGTGTCCAGTGGAATTTACAGATGATCCATTTGAATATATAGAATCTTATTTAGGTTATAAATTACGTAAAGTACAACGAATTATAATAGAAGATTTATTCTCTGTAGATTCAGAGACTCAAACACCCATATATGATGAGGCTGTAGTTGTAGCAGGTATGCGTTCTGGTAAATCAGTACTAGGTGGTATGATTGGATCCTTTCTATTACATAAACTATTAGCCATGGATGATCCTGGATTGGAGCTAGATCAATTACCAGGACAAATGTTGTCAGCAGAATATATAGCTACTACAGAGAAACAGAGTCAAAAGACTGCTTATGCTAGCTTTGTAACAATTATAACAACTACACCTTGGTGGAGAAAATATATAGGATATCTCAAAGAAAGAGAAGTTTCTGAAGGAAAAGAAACGCTATTTAAACATTATGTACAATCTGTGACTTTTCTAGAGAAAAATCTAGAAGTATTAAGTTTGCACAGTAATAGTTCATCCATTGCTGGCTTAACTGCTTTTTTTGTATGTTTTGATGAAATGTCTAGATTTAATACTAGTGAGAAGGATATACAGTCAAAAACAGAAAGGCAAACAGCACAGGCTGTTTATTTTACAGCATCCAGAGCCGCAAAGACACTAAAAGGATTTAGTAAGGTTTTAACGATAACATCGCCTATGTACGAAAATGATTTTGGAATGCAATTATTATATATGTGTTCTAAGATTCGAGGAGGTAGTGGTTTAAGCACAATAGAAGCATTACGATTACGCTATCCTAAACGAGTTTCAAATATGATAGGATATCATTATGCTACACATGAAGCTAATCCTAAGACAGAGGATAATCCAAGAGGTTTTACTAAAGATAGCTTTGAAGTTGAGAAAGATAGAGGATATGCTACCTATATGAGAGACTATATGGCAATACCACCATCAGCCATTAGACCTTTTTTTGACTTACCAGAACGTATTGATAATAGTGTCAATAGTAAAAAGGAGCCTATTGTGGTATTTAAAGATAAACTTATAGAGTTTACAGTAGGACATGAAACACGTAAATATATTGGAAAGGATGTAACTGTACTTGCCCATAATAAAGTCCAGAAATATTTCATATGTTGTGATCAAGGTGCTGTGAAAGATAGTTTTACGGTAGCAATGGGCCATGCTTCTGAAGTCATGGTTGAAATTCCAGATAGTAATGGGAATATTAATAGAGAAATGAGACATAAAATAATTATTGATTTTGTTGAAGCATGGGTGCCTAATAAAGAAAACAGAATAACTGTGTCTTTTCAGAATGTTGAAGAAGTTATACGAAAACTTAATACATTCTTTTATATTGCGAAGGTTGCATATGATAGTTGGCATTCTACAGAAAGTATTGAACGATTGTTTTCAGAAGGAGTTTATACTATAAAAATAGCAGCGGATATTAAAATGTATGAGACCATGAAACTTTTGGTATATAGTAATATGGTAGAATTACCTTATAATGATCTCTTATTATCTGAATTACGTCAGCTCAATGATATAAAAGGTAAAAAGGTAGATCATCCACCAGAAGGTTGCTTGGCAGGATCCACTAAGATACTAATGGCAGATGGAACAACAGCAGAAATACAAGATTTGGCAAAAAAAGGAAAAAATAACTTCTTCAAAGTAATTGCTCATAGTAAATATGATACTATTCCTGTATTAGCTTACAATGCGCATAAAACAAAAACTGTAAATGAATATATAGAGATAATTTTCTCCGATAAATCTATTATACGATGTACATTAGATCATAAATGGCTATTATCAAATAATACCTACAAAGAAGCCGCAGAATTGCGTATAACTGATAAATTAATGCAATATGATGATAAGAAACATATACAGATTAAATCTATACAAAAGAAAAATGGTAAATTAGATGTATTTGATATTACTGTACCTGTTTTTGAAAACTTTGCATTAGCTAATGGTTTATTTGTACATAATAGTAAGGATCTTGCTGATGCTGTAGTTAGAGTAGTATGGTGTGTATACATAGATAGTATTCGAGATTCAATACACGGCAATTTTATGTTACCTATAAATCAGAAGTTTTCTACAGCTAGATCATTAACACCAAATTATTCGGCAGGATCCTTAAATATGATGGATGAATTATATCCACATTATGGTGTTTTTGGGCCTGCTAAACGAGGAGGATCGGTTTTTGGAAAGTCAGCTATAATAGTAGAATCTAATGTAACTCCTAATTTTACAAAGTTTAAATAATAAAATGAGTAGAAAACGACAAGATTTCAGTTTAACAGAAACAATGCCTACAACTATATTGCTAAGTTGTGAAAATGTTGCAGGTTCTTATATAAGCTATGATTTTATAAATGGATCTTTACGTTATTTGGGTAAAAAAATAAAGAACTCTTTCGATTATATTATTATAGATAATATAGGTATTGGTAAAATCAGAATTGCTTACAATCAGCCTTCTCTATTATTATCTTCTAGTATAGATGGATCTAAGACATTAAAATCAGGAGATATTTTTTATATTGAAGATACTATATGGCACATAAATATATATTTTATTGAAGATTCTAATGTAGAAATAGTATTAAAATCTGATAAAGATATTTAAACATAATAATTCCTTAAAAATTAGACATTTTTTGTATATTTATACAATTGAGACATTGTAATAATTTCTTTAAGGATAATTATGGCAGGACCTACCATTGATTCTGATCCAGCAGTAGGTGGTGGAATATCAACATTACCTCCTTTAGGAGGAGCTGGTAGTAAAACACCTATACCCCCAAAAGGGCCTCCAGCAGGTATAGGAGGTGGTCCATCTATTTTACCTGCTGGTATGCCAGGAGCTCCTGCTAAAACAACATCGCCGGAGGAGGAGGCTGAGAAAGCTACATTAACAGCTTCTGTTGATAAATTAGTAGAAGATATTTCAGATAAACTGAGTATTGATATTAAAGATAAAGACTTATTGGATAAAGATATAGTTGAACTTGTAGATGATTTATTAGATCTAGGATGGTCTTTTAAAACATTACGAAAACTGATTCGTAAGAGTAAAATGAAATCTATAGATTTTTTCAAAAAACTTATAAAGAAGGTTCAACGTGGAGATGATGAAGGAGCCGTAGAATTTTTAAAAAAAAAGTTAAATGAAGATATAGAACAAAAAAAGAATCCAGAAGGAATGGGAGAAATAAGTGGATTAGGTGGTTTACCACCACCAGTAAAGGCATATATTATGCATAATAATAGAAATTTTGATAAAAGAGAGGGATATATGGGTAATAAAATTATGGTAAAAAACGGAACATTAGTCGCTGTTCCTGAAACAACAAAGAAATCATTAAGCAAATTAGTTGAGGCTATTCGTTATACGAAGAAAGCTATTTCAAATTACGAGAGCCATAAACTGAAATATGCTGGTAATTTGGCATTAAAATTTGCTCTGGATAACAAAGCCAAAAAAGATGATACTGATATAGATACAGCAGGCCTTGAGGATTTTGAGGAGCTTGGTGATGAAATGGTGGAAATGGATCTCGAGGAGGAAACAGATGTTGACAAAGAAATGCTGTTGGATGGCTTGGAAGATGTTAAAGATGGGATAAAAAAAATAGATGATGCACTTAACAACGTAGAAAGTGAAATGGAAAATGCAGAAGAAGAGACGGCTCCTGAAGATTTTGAAATTACTTCTAATCTTATGGAAGAAGGCAAAGAAGTGGCTGCAAAGGCAAGACAGATCATCAAATATGCAAAAAAAGAATTAAAGAATATGGAAAAGAAGTTCCGTGAGGATTCTTCAAAGAAAGAAAAAAAGAACAAAAAGAAAGATCAGCAAGCAATGAATGTTACAATAGGAAAATCTGCTGGTTTATCTGAAGATGACACTAAAAATGATAATAAAAAAGATGAATCTATTGAGGAAGAAGAGCAAGATACAAAAGATCTTTTAGAAAAAGTAAAAGAACGTCTAGCTCGATTACGAGAAGAGCGTAAAAAAGAGAGCCAATTATATCCTTTTACTGATTTAAATAAGCAAAAGGTAGATAATACGAATGCTACTACAGCAAAGCAACAATATTCAGCAGCTAATAAAAAGTATTACGCATCAGATAAGGATAATGATACTATTAATCCTGCAATTGGACAGGCAGATCTACCTTATACTACAGAAGGTAAAAGTACCAATGGAAAAGGTGTTTCCCCTGCTATATCTTCTAAAATTTCAGCAGAAGATGCTAGATATTTGGCTAGGTCAATACAAAATGCAGTTGATAAGGCTAGACTTTCAGTAGAGCTTGCGTCACAACAACAACTTAAAGGATTATTAGATAATCCTTTGAAGCAAGCGTTTATAAAGAATATGACTGAAGCTGGTATTCCTGCAGATACTGCGGAAGCTATTGCATATAATTCCTTTATAGATGGATATGAAGATAGCCAAAAGATTATTATGAAAGAAGCTTTTCAGACTTTCATGGAAAAGCCTATCGATGATTTCATAAAGGTTGCTAAGTTCACAAAAGATCATCTTGTAAAAGAAGCGATATTTTCAGTGGATACTATAGAATCAGTAGAAGGACGTATTAAGAGTGCTAGTACAATTCCTCTAAGAGGTTCTCAGATCACTGATAATAAACGAGAAGAATATAGAAAGTTTTGGCAACAAGTTGGCCGCAGTCGAAGAGGTTTCTAAAAGGAGATGTGTGATGCAAACAATTACTTTAAGTAAACAAGAGCATCAAGCATTATCTGATTATATTGAGAAAATTGCAGACTCATATGGGATAGATGATGTAGTTAGAATTAAAATATCTACAGATGCTCGACAAAGTATAGTTAGATTTACAAAAGTTGCTGATATTGGTGATACTCTTTCTGATTATGCTGGAAAAGCATGGGAAGGTGTAAAGCAGATAGGTCAAGATATTTATGAAGGTGCACAGAATATTGGTCAGGCTGCTAAAGATGTGCTTAGTGGAAATATATGGGAAGATATAAAACGTATAGGAGGAGATACCGCAGAAGCATTACAAAAAATAATTCCTAAATATATAGGAATGGGGTTATGGTTTCCGGTTGTTCAAGGTATAATGATGGCAACGGGTGTTTCAATAGAGGATTTAGCTAAATGGGCTTATCCTTATTTACAGAAAGGAGCACAAGGTATTAATGATGCAATGCAATCGGATATAGGACAAATGATACTATCATTTATACCAGCAACCCATTTTCCACGTTTAATAACCTATATAGCAAAGCAAATTAGAGGCTAATGAATTGTAAAGGGGTATTTTTATGCAACTAAATAGTAATACAGTGATATTAACAGAAGATGATCATCAAGGTATAGTTAATTTTGTTGAGAGAATAGCTAAAAATAATAATATATGGGACGTTGAGGAAGCCAGTATTGTCATAGATCCAAAACAGGGTCTTATTAAATTTAGAACTGCTGGATCATTTAAGACACCAAAAACACATCAAGAAAAGAAGTTTAGAGATGAGATCGATGCTAGCGAAGAAGAAGCACTAGAATTTGGTGAGGAAGAAGATATCGATGTTCCAGGAAAAATAAAAGGAAGAAAACGCTATCTTGAGAACGAGATTGATAGGGACAAAATGAAAAGTCCTGAAAAGAGTTGGAAGGAGTATAGACCAACTCAATATAAGTTTAAGTGAGAGTAATTCAATTTTTACCTGTAGAGGTAATTCTTATGTATATATAATTTATGGCTGGTTTGCTTCAATAATTAATAGTGTACTGCCGTACTTAGCAGAAGAAAAGCTAGCTAAATCTAAAAAAAAGGAGTTAAAATATGGCACCATTGCTTCCAGACATAGGGCGTAGTGGATTGATTAACTCTGTACGTAGACTTAGTGGATTGAATAATCCAGGATACAGAGAAGTAGATCCAACAGCCAATTTTATTGCTGGTATGGTTGCAAAGCTTGAAGCAGACTCTAGCGGTAATCCTGTTTTGAAAGTAGCAGGCGCATCAGATACTAATCTTATTGGTATATTTTTCTGCCACAAGAATGTCAACTTTTACCAGACTATCGTAGATGAGGAACAGACTTTTGGTGATTCTCCTAATACTTCTATAGTAGTTTATCTGGATCATGCTAATTTGAAATCAGGTTCTGTGAAAGTAACTGACGAAAACGGCAGCGCGTATACAGAGACTACTGATTATACTGTTAATCTTACAAATGGTGTAATCACACGAACAACTACTGGAAGTATAGCAGCAGATGAGACAGTTCTCATTTCTTATATGTATGAGGATCCTAATCTAACTGGTTTGGATCAGACTGCTGGTTCTGGTCTTGCTGCTACTTTAGAAGATCCGGGAGAGATTGCGACTTTGATTTATGATACAAGTAAGTCGTATACCCTAATGGGTAATCTGTACGCAAATGCAAATGGTTATCTGACCTCAACAAACGGCGGGGGGTCAGTAGTAGGAAAGGTAACAAAGGTACCTACTGCCGATGATCCTGAGCTTAGATATAAACTACAGGTATAAAGGAGGCTAGATTATGTGGGCAGAAAATATGGGAAGAAAAAAGGTAGCCTCTTTATACACTGATGAGAGGTTATTGAATCCAAAGGCATCTGGTGGATATGATTCTAGAGGTCGTGCGATAGAATCACGTGAAGATATGTTCAATTCAAATGGGGAGTTGAATGCATATGATGTTAAGGATGCTATTACTCAGCAACAAAGATTTGCAGAGATTCAAGGAAGGTATCAGAAGGCAGGGACCGGTCATGCTGTAAACTTTTATTCTCCTGAAGAGAAGATGCGAATTGTAGAATCAGCATTTGCTCCTGGAGAAGAAGTGGAGCGCATTAAATTTGCTGCAGAAATGATACCACTTATTCTAGAAAGACTGGATTATGAAGGGTTTATTCGTCAAGTGTTTAAGACACATGATGTTGCACAGGGACAGATTATCTCATATGAGAAAGATGTTAATGTAACAGCTCTTGTAATCCAAGATGATGGACAGACTATAGAAACTGTCGTTAAGGGTGATAGAATTTTTCCGCACGAATTTTGGGTAACAGCATTTCCAAAAATCGGTATGCTAGAGATAGCACGTCGTCAGTTCGATATAGTAGATCGAACCCACGATAAGGCTACATTCCAGATAATGTTACAAGAAGATAGAGCTGGATTGGCACTATTATATAACGCATCAAATCTGGAAAATAATAGGATAAGCATTACATCTACTATAAATAAGACTGTTCTTGAAAATCTCCAAGTAGAGGTAGAAAGACACAGACTTATAGTAGATAAGTTCCTCATGAATCGTCGTGAACTCGGTGATCTCAAGAAGAACATCAATGCAATCGACTATGATCCTATTACATCAAGAGATACCCTTCTTACTGGTATTTTTGCAAACATATGGGGAGTTAATATCTACATCAGTGCAGGTGTTGATGAAGCAGGTAAGCAAAATGTATCAATCCCGGAAGGTGTAGTCTTTGCTGTAACTGAAGGAACTTATTTGGGTGCTATGCCTATAAGAATTAGTTTAACGATGCTACCAGCGGATTCATTTGTATTTGGTAAGTTTCAATACGGCTACCTCTTTGGAGAGGTTATAGGACAGACTGTCGTGAACAGTCGTGCTGTAGCATGTGGAACTAAAGTAGGAGCTACTATCCCTAGGTGGATGGCGTAATCTGACTACGCTAATCCGATTTTCTTTAAATATCCCTCTTGATATATAAGAGGGATATTTTTATTAATATCCTTGATTTTTATCTTTGAATTTATTACTTTGAAAATAAAATAATCGAAGATATAGAAAAATGCCAAAGATAAAAAAGTGCAAATACTGCGGCTCAACTGAGAATCTAAAGGAAGGAAGACGTAAGGATAAATTATTTTATTATCCAGTCTGTGAAAAACACTGGGAAATTTATCAAAAGCAAAAAGCCAATAATAGGCAAAAAACGGTTCTAAAAAAATACGGAGTAACAAATATTGCAAAGTTGGAAGAAATTAAAGAAAAGACAAAGATTACGAATTTGACTAAGTATGGAACTGATAATCCTTCCAGAAATAAAAATGTAATTGAAGAACGAAAGAAAACTAATCAACTACGCTATGGTGGTAATGCACCAGCTTGTTCTCAGCAAGTACGAAGTAAGCAAAGAGAAAGTTGTTTAAAAAATTATGGTGTAGATAATGTACTGAAGGTTCCTTCTATCAGAAATAAGGCTATTCAAACCATAAAAGAAAAATATGGCGTGGATAATGTGTTTAAATCACCAGAGATACAAAACAAAATCAAATCAACAAATATTCAGAAATATGGACATCCCTATGCTTTTCAAAACGAAGAAATTAAACGAAAAGCAGTTGTTACGAATAAAGAGAGACACGGTACATCTTATCCTCAACAATCTGTTACAATTAAAGAAAAAACCAGAATGAGTCACAGGAAGAAATACTGGAAAGATTTTTTGAAGGTGTTAAAAAAGAAGGACATTATTCCTGATTTTACAAAAGATGATTATATCCAAAACACAAATAATTACGATCGATTTAAATGTCAATCATGTACAACAATTTTCTATTCTGAAGAGACAAATCCGCATAATATTTATTGCAACTGTAAAAGATCTAGATCCTATTTTGAGAGTGAAATAGCTGATTGGTTAAATTCAATTGGAATAGACAAAATAGATTTAAACAAAAAGTTTTATGATCAAGGCAAATATAAATATGAGATTGATGTTTATATTCAAGATCATAATTTAGGAATTGAATTTTGTGGAATTTATTGGCATTGTGATTTTTACAGAGATAAATTTTATCATCAGAAAAAATATCTATTTTTTACAGAGCGAAATATACAGTTGATTCAGATATTCGAAACTGAGTGGTTATCTAAAAAAGACATCGTAAAGTCTATAATAAAAAACTATCTTGGTTTAAGTTCTGTGATTTATGCCAGAAAATGTTTAATAAAAAATGTTGATAATATAGAATATTTAAAATTTCTAGAGGAAAATCACTTGCAAGGAAAGGCTCCAGCATCTGTAAAACTAGGTTTGTATTTTGAAAAAAATTTAGTCTGCCTTGCTGCATTTTCTAAAAACAGGTTTTCAACTGGTGGATTTGAATTGGTTCGTTTCTGTACTAAGATTAATTACGCAGTTGTAGGGGGGTTACAAAGACTAATTAAGCACTTTTTGAAACAAACACAACCTACTCAATTAGTAAGTTTTGTAGATCTTCGCTATTTCAATGGACATGGTTTGTACCAGAGTGGATTTAAAAAAGAACACATTACAAGTCCCAACTACTATTATTTTTCAAAAAAACATCCAGACATTCTTTACAACAGAATTAGATTTCAGAAACACAAATTAAAAAATCTACTAGAGACATTTGATAGTTCTTTGTCAGAATATCAAAATATGCTGAATAATGATTACCTGAGAATTTTTGATGCAGGAAATTTAAAGATGATAATTTTTTGATAAGTGTGTTTTCAATCTCAATGCTTTGTTTATTTCATATTGATGTAGATCCGGTCTTAATATGCATAATTTACTATGCAAGACTTTTTCGTTTTTGATACCTGTGTTTATTAAATAATAGATTGTTGCTATTAGTTCTAATATCGATAAATCTTGTGAATTTAAATAATTAAGTAATATTATTTTATCTTTGAACAAATCAGTATTAATAATTGCTTTATATTGATCAGATACTCGATATAATATAGAATGAGAGATTTTTTCTTTTACTACTATATTACAATCAAGCAACTCTTCGAGTTCAAGCTGTAAATCAGAAGAATATGGTCCAAAGTAATGATAACTGAATTTATACTTGAAGTTTATTCCCATATTTTTCAAAATATAAGTTATTTTATGGAATCTTGGCCATCCTTTAATTTTATTGTTTAATGCCAAGATCAATGCTAATATTTCCTGGGTGGATTTTGAGCAAGCTAGCATATCTTCTTTTAGAAAGAAGAATCTGAATTGTCAAGTAAATAATCAATTTTTTTAATAAAGTGCTTGACCTGAAAAACAAGGGAGATATTTTATATTTTAAATCAAATAAAAGGAGATGATAATTATGTCAAACCAATATCCACAATTAACACCAAAACAAGAAGAATTATTAAGAAAGAAAATTAGTACTATGGATTCAGAGGGTTATCCTATAGATCAAGATAATGTAGAGGTACAGCAGACTACCAATACAGTTGCATCATCTGATGTGGTTGAAGTACCATCTCAGCAAAGTCAAGTAACAACACCAGCATACACAGAAGAAACTGATTTAAAAAGAAGAATAGCTGAGATTGAAAAAGAATTAGGAAACTTACCTCAAAGTGCAGTTACTGTAGAAGATCCTACATATAGGGATAGTAGAGGTAATGAGACGTTTTACGTTAAAAATGTTTCAGGAACACATATTGTTATATCAGATATTGATAATATGAGCATGATTCCTGTTGGTGAATGTAGGGATCTGCTAGTATATACAACGCTTGATGATATTAAAGCTTCAAGAGATATAAGAAGAGCTCTATATGATCAGAATCCTCTGTTAATAAGATTAACAGAGCAACAATATCTTGAAGAAAGAGAAAGACAACTTAAACTTAAAAGGAAATTAGATATTATTAGAGAACAAGAGAATAAAAAACTACAACAACTTAAAGTTCAATCTATGAATAGTCCTGAGATGAATTTACCTCATGAAAGATTATTATCCACAATACAACCAACTTCAGGTAAAATCAGAAGTGTAGTGGAGGCTAAATTAGGTAAATTGGCTTTAAAGAATGATCCTGATCCTGCAAAAGCTATGACTGCTATGCAGAGTCCAGAATTTATACAATGGATATACAATGAGAATCTCTCTATAGAAGAGATCGAGCATATTATGGGGCATTCTGCTGTAATAAATGATCATAATATCAGAGCAGCTTTGTTGGAAAAAAAGGCACAATTAGTTTAATGCTACGACTAGTAGACATAAATGAAATTACCTCTAGCGGTATTACATTTCAAACCGAAGAGATATCTAGCGAAGATGCAATTGCATATGTTGTATACGATACTTCTACAGGTATTCCTATAAGTACTATGGAAGATTATGTCGTATGGAGAACAACAACAACCAAAACATCTACAGGGGCAACAACAGTTGAATTTACTATAAATAATAATAATTTATATCCCTCATACAGTACACCAATACTCAATTATACTCTTCTTAATCCACGATTATTTTCAATTATGACATTACATGAGTATCAAATATTAGATGATGTGCTAATCAGATTAGATCTCGTAAGAAGACGGTTACCTAATCCTGGAGTAGGTATATCATCAACAGATGGTATAGGACAAGACGGTATTGTTGCCTTTACAGGTGGCTTTGAGAAAAAAATGACGGTAAAAGAAATTATGCGAATGATTGAGGGCACGATTGTAGAAATCAACAGTACTCCTCCTCGTACTAATTTCTGGCCGGTATATCTTGATATTGATTTAGATAAAAAAGGAAATCCATATTTACGAGGTGGATTTCCTATGGATATGTTTGATTTGACACGTCTTGGATCATTAATACGATGTCTAATCGCAGTTGGCATCTTGGAAGTAGATATTAGTTTTTCTACATCAGATAGTGGTTTACAACTTTCCTTTGAAAGACATTCTCATATTAAGGGATGGCATGATGCTTTGTTAACAGAATATAAAGAACAAAAAGCATTATTTAAATGGAATCATTGTGCTCCTCCAACTGGTGTTGGAACCTTCCCATGGGCGGCTATGGGTATATGGGGAACTCTTATGAATAATGTCACACAGGGGGGACAATTGGCACTACATAGTGTTTTAGGCTTCACAGCTAGAGGAAATGTTCCAATGTAGGTAGTAATGATACCTTTTTATAAATTATCAATAAATAATGATGAAATCGAAGCTGTAGTAGAAGTATTAAAAAATGGTTGGTTGACTTCTGGTGAGAAAGCTGTAGAGTTTGAAAATAATTTTGCAAGATATGTAGGTGCTGATTATGCAATTTCTCTTAACTCTTGTACAGCAGCATTGCATTGTGCTCTTAAGGCAGTAGGAGTAGGATATGGAGATGAAGTTATAGTACCTGCTATGACATTTGTTGCTACTGCACAAGCTGTAGAATATTGTGGAGCTATTCCAGTAATAGTTGATGTAGATTACAATACACATTGTATCAGTATAGATAATATAAAAAAAGCAATTAACAATAAAACGAAAGCTATTATACCTGTACATTATAGTGGCCAGCCTTGTGATATTGAAAACATCATAGAAATTGCACATAAACACAAATTATTTGTAATAGAAGATGCAGCACATGCATTGCCTTCTTACTATAATGGAAAATTAATCGGAACGTTTGGGGATGCTACCTGTTTTAGTTTTTATGCAAACAAAACCATAACTACTGGCGAAGGTGGGATGGTAACAACTAATAATATAGAAATAGCAGAGAAAATACGTAAATTGAGATTACACGGTGTAGATAAAGATATACTCAAGAGAAAAAATGGATTATCATGGTCATATGATATAGTATGTTTAGGTTACAAATATAATATGTCTGATATTAATGCTGCTATTGGTATAGTACAGTTACGCAAAGCAGATATAATGCATACTAAAAGAACAAAAATAGCAGAAATGTACAACAAAAGTTTTGATCAGTCTGTATATATAACACCTTATACAGTAGATAAGCACAAGATATCATCATGGCATTTATATCCCCTAAAATTGAATACAAATTTCAAGGACTTTTCTATTGAATGGCGGGATAAATTAATATTATTATTACGTCAACGTAAAATAGCAGTTAGTGTTCACTATACCCCTTTATATCGTTTTTCATACTACAGAAAAAATATAGCTGAATTTCCTATGTCCGAAGCTATATATGAATCTACAATAAGTTTACCTATTTATCCAGAACTACCCGAAGATGAAGTTAACTATATTATAGAAAATATTATGGAAATTTGTCAAAAAATCGGAAAAAGTTGTTGACAAGTTTTATCTTATAAAACAATGTTTTATTAAATTTATCTTTAATCTAGAGATATTTTGATGTTGAAAATTTATCGAATAATATTCAATCATTATACCAATACATTACATAATGCTGTTAGTAAATCAACAGATAAAGGTACGAAATACTTAAGTATATTTAATCCTAATGGTGAATTATATATAGTTACAGATAATCTAGCAAAAGCTATCGAATATTACGACAAATTTGGTGGAGGAATATATATACTTACTTATATAGGTGAATGTAATCTTATGCAATATCATAAAGATGATAAGGATTTGTAAAATATGGCAAAGAAAACAAAAAGTGATTATATTTTTGTAGGTTTTAATTTGCCCACAGAATTATATTCTTTTCTAGAAAAAGAATTAAAGAGAACATATAAAACAAAAACAGAGTATTTTAGGGATATGCTTCTCAGAGAACGAGAAAAAAAGACTAATAAAACGACAAGATAATAACATGTGGTATATTAATAGAGATATGGTTGCTGTAAAGCTAGATGGTGCATACCATTTTAAGTGTATTCCTGTAAAAATACAGACAGATGCAGTATCTACCTTAGTACGATATGATATCGAGGCACATATTTGCCTTTCTCCAGATATGAGATCACTCTATATAATAGAACATATTGAAGGGAATGAAACAGAAGCTATACGTTTTATAGAATGGCTTATTTTTTGTATATCTACAGGTATTACTCAAGTAAACTGGAAAGAATTTCAAGAATGGTGTAAAAAATCTACAGAACAATCACAAACATAAGGATAAAACGTATGAAGATAGAAAATAATTATATGATAAAACCATTTACTGCGCTCAGGTTTGATCGACCTTGGGGATATTATGGATTATATTCAGATAATGAACAATGTACATGTAAAGTTTTATATGTATACAAAAATGAAATGTTATCTATGCAATATCATTTCCAGAGAGATCAATTCTATTTAGTAATGGATGATGGCTTTACTATAGAATATAGTAAAATACCTATTCCCCAATATATTATTGATGATACTGATGAAGAAAAGCGTTTCAGAAACACAGAAGATTTTCTCAAAGAGAATTTAGTAACGGTAGAAGCATCCGAAGGAGATATGTTCGGTTTCCGGCGTCTTGTAGTTCATCGTGCTTTTTATAAAGGAAATAAAGATATAGGACGTATTTTAGATATAGCCTTTGGATATAATGACGAAGAAGACATAATCAGGATAAAAGATAAATATAACAGAAAATAGTCTCAGATTGATAAATGTTTGAATTAAATAAAATATACAACGAAGATTGTTTGGTTACTTTAAGTAATATGCCTAACATGTTTCTAGATCTTGTAGTGACCTCTCCTCCATATAATGTAGATCTAGGAAATAATAAATATCATAAAAACCCGTATGATCTATATAGAGATAATAAGGATCACCAAGAGTATATAAAATGGCTAGAACATATATTCAATAACATATATATTAAACTTAAAAAAGGAGGTAGAGTCTGTATAAATATCGGTGATGGAAAGAATGGTGCAGTACCTACAAGTTCCGATATAATACAATTTATGAAAGAATTGAACTATATACCTATAACACATATTATATGGCACAAACAAACTGTAGGTAATAGGACATCGTGGGGTAGTTGGATGTCACCTTCATGTCCATCCTTTCCAACACCATTTGAGCATATCCTTGTCTTTGCTAAAGATTCTAAAAAGTTAATGGAACAAGGAAAAACAGATTTAACTAAAGAAGAATTTATTCATTGGTCATTAGCTCTGTGGGAATTTCCACCAGAAAATAAACAGAATAAATATGGACACAATGCGATGTTTCCACTTGAACTACCTATTAGATGTATAAAAATGTTTTCATGGATAGATTCTATTGTATATGATCCATTCTGTGGTGCAGGCACTGCATGTGTAGCTGCTAAGTTATTAAACAGAATATATATTGGCAGTGAGATATCAGAAAAATACTGTGAAATTGCCAAACAAAGACTAAATTAAAAAATGGAGCTATGGAATGCTGCAAAAAATATTCGAATTTATATCTTCTTTGTTTTCTTCTTTACCTAAAGAGAATATGTCTCCTGGTGAAATAGAACTTCAGGATGACAAACAAGTTATAGATATTGATTTTTCTAATAAAGTTGATATTATAATAGATAAGCGTGTAAGAACTGAGTATTATCGTGGGTGGATAAATAGAAAAAGAAGTCCACAGAAAATTAAAGAAATTGTAATACACGGCACTGCTGGAGGAGATACTATAGAACATATGATACACTGGATGTTGACAGGAGAAAGAAGACCTCGTTATTTTAAAGGCATTGGATTATTCCATTATCTGATAGGACAAGATGGTACAATTGTAGAAATACTAGATGAATTGTATTGGGTATATCATTCTCATTCTGATAAACATGATAAACATACAATTGGGATAGAGTTGATTAATACAGCTAAAAATAATGCAGCTCCTTATACAGATGCACAATATGAAAATCTATTTAAGTTAATTTTTAACCACTTATTACGTTGTTATCCTACCATAGATTCTATAACATCTCATAAATATAATATGATTAAGTATTCACATATGCGCTATGAATGTCCAGGAAATTTTGAATGGTTACGTTTACGAAATGCATTACATGAATATAACTATACCTGTGATATTGATGGTAATAGACACTATAACCTCAAATCTACTACTTAAAAAACTTAAAAATACAAAAAAATTTTATATCTTTTAGTTAATCATATCTCTTAAAAGAGATATGATTAACTATTCTAATAGAGCAGGACAAGTTATGCCTTATCTTATCCATTATTCAATTGATTCTTTAACAAAGAAACCACCTATAAATATAAAAGAAACAATGCAACCTTCTATAATGAACCCGGATAAATTATCCGCGAAGATAATACAAGAGATTCAGAATGCTGATATCAAAAGTTATATTAATATATTATTGAAAGAAGGTATAAGAAATCCTTCGGAACTTTTGTATAAAATAAAACTTAATCCGTTTTATTTTGAAGATTTGGATGTTCGTCTTTTTATTAATATAGAAGTTCGTGTAGGAAGTGGTCTTAAGAGTACAAGAGGAGGTATAACTACTGTATTCCATTCAGATGCAGATCCTCCAGAATGTACATGTAAATTTACTATCACAGTACCTTTATATCTGTTATATAACTATTTAATTGTACATAAGAATATTGAAATAATGCATACATACGAATTCATTGTACAGTTGGTTACTACAAAAAAAAGTATAGATATATTAGTACAAGATTTAATTAGAAGAATAAGAGAAAATATTCCTTATAAGGTGAGGCCCTCAACCAAAACATTAAAAAGAAGAGAAGATGAGAGCAATATACAATACATAAAAGAAAATATGGACAAAGAAATTGAAGAAACGATAATACGTATCATAGAAGATTTTGAAAATTCTAAAGTTGACTTTGTAGATATTCTTGATCAATATAAAACATTCATGGTCTATTTTATGGATAATATGTCTCAGCCGTTTTTAAAAATGATAAAACAATATTCTAAAATTCTCAAACAAGAAGGAGTTTTAGATATGTTTTATAATACTCTGCAAAGTATTTATAAAATGCTAGTTGATAAGTTTATATATGGTAATGTTTATAAGAATGCATCTTCTTTAAACTGGGTTCGTTTAATACAAACTATGTTACCTCTTATACAATAGGAAAAATTATGAAAAAGTTAATATTTTTATCAAACTTTATATTATGTATAGCATTATCATGTTCTCTTTATGATGGTTGCCATAAAAGTAAAGTAGATACAATAGGTGTACCTTATCATGGTATAAATATACATTTGCCTTATGATAATAATATATTATCTAAATTAAAAGAATTAAACATGCCTGCGGTTAGATGTGATTTTGATTGGCCAGCTATAGAGCCATCTAAAAATCAATTTAATTGGACAACTTCTGATTATGTTATACAATATTGTTATAGTGAAAATATTAGTATTCTTGCTGTATTGTCTTATACACCTGAGTGGGCAAATGGAAATAGTGGAGATCATACAGCAATGTTTCTGGACGTAAATGACTGGAAAAATTTTATATCTGCTGTAGTGAATAGATATAAGGATAAAATAAAATACTGGGAAATTTGGAATGAGCCCAATCTACAACGATTTTTTAAAGGAAGCCAATCTGATTATTTTGGAAATATATTGATTCCAGCGGCTGAAGTAATTAAACAGATTGATACTACTGCAAGTATAGTAGCACCTGCTATAAGTGTTATGAATAGTAATAATTGGAACGAATGGATGGACAAAGCCATAGAATATAAACAATATATAGATATTTTGAGTTTCCATTGTTATAAAAGTGATGCTGTATCATTAATTACTAGAATTACAACTGGTAATCCTATAATGGGAGATTCTTATAAAGCTGTTGGATATTATATAAAAAAATATAATGGTATTTGCTGGTTAACTGAAACCGGATGGGAAGCGGATGAAGTAGGAGAAACATTACAGAAGGCATATTATAAAACTTTTTATGATTATATAAAGAATAGTAATTTAATCCAACGTGTTTTTTTCTATGAATTAATGGATGATGTAAATCAAACGTATACTTATGGTGTATATACAAACAGTTTACAGCCTAGAAAAGTTGTAGATTACTTAAAAAATTTATAGATGAGGTGAAAATAATGTTTTTTGAAAAAATCAATTCTTTAGACGAACTTCTTACTAAATATGCTATTTACGATTCTGTAGAAATGATGGGTGGAAAAGATTTTGTAAATCTAACACCACATCCAATAAACTATTATAGTGAAGATGGTGAACTAGTTCAAACTATAGAACCATCTGGTAAAATAGCAAGAGTTTCACAAGAATCAACAGAAGGTGAAGCTGCTGGACCTTTTAGTGTACATGAAGTTAGTACAAAAGAAGTAATTAATTTACCTCCTCCTGAAGAAAATACATATTATATTGTATCGACTGCTGTTGCGGAACAATTAAAAGATTCAGGTAGAAATGATGTTCTTGTTCCAGATACATGGGACTATGGTGTTAGAGATGATAAAGGTCGAATTATAGGTACGAAGAAGTTTAAAAGGATAACGTAAATGTTTCTCAAAGATGCTGCACTTGCAGAACGAGATGATCATTATCGCAAAGAGGCTTTAAAGATATATAATGCTGTAATGAATCAATTACGTTCTGGTGAGGGACTAAAGATTCGTCTTAGATCTGTTGCGAGTATGCTTCAAGCTTTACGATTATCAAATGTATACCCACCAGATATTACAATGTCTCCTTATTGGTCACTTCATATAAATCACCCTTTTTATTTGAAAAAATTTGAAGGTGATAGTAAGCTACCTACACAGATTGCACTTCAATTACAATCTGTTCAATGTTTTTTAGCATTAGAAAATTCACCTGAAGGTGAACTGAAGTATATTGAAGGAACAGATCTATATAAAATAAATTTATTTATAAAGAAGCAATACTTCCGAGCAGGTTATGCTCTTCTTGAGAAGACCATTGATAATGTGTGGAAAAGAACTAAGGTTATAGAATGGCTTAGTAGACCAGAATATATTGCGCAACTCATACAGGATCACCGACCGATATCCCAAACATTATTTCATGAAATATATCATATGATTGATCATGCTAGAAATAATTACTTTTTATACAAAGTAAATGCACCTTCAGATGAAGCAATTAAAGAAAAAATGGAAAAAGATATAAAAGAAGAGAGAGAAAAAGAATATGCGGAAGAACTTCAGAAATATTACAATGCAGGTCCTGAATTTAATGCACGTTTCCAAGCAGCCTTAACAAAATATCTAGAACGAATGGAAATGGATTCAAAATATCTACAAAAAGTTACAACAACCTTTGATGATTTTTTCGGTAATTATTTAATGAGTTTTTATAATATATTCGAATTCGATGAGCTATCTGATAAAATGCGTAAACATTTAATAAAACGACTTTTTAATATCTATCAATATCTGAAAAGTGAAAAATCTGCTTGACAATTCTTACCCAATAATTATCATATCTCAAATGTCAAAAATTGGTGAAATAAATGTTAGTAAATAAGCACATTCAAGAGATATTGAAAAATGATCCAATAATTAAATTATGGAAAGATAATTATAATACCAATCTAAGTCGAGGTTATTTGTCAGGCAATCGTGCACGACCTCTAACTTTATTACTTAATACATTACCTTATCAAAATATACCAATTGTACTTATAGTAGCAGGTCCCTCACTAGATAAAAATATAAAGCAATTGAAAGAATATACAGATAAATGTCTTATTATATGTGCAGATGTTGTTTTATTCAAATTAATAGAATATGAAATTTTTCCAGATTTTGTTGTTAATATAGATCCACATGAATCTATCCAAAGATTTTGGATAGGTATAAATACTTCTCCTTATACATTGATATGTGCAACAACATCAAATCCAATAAATATTGAAGCATGGAAAGGTAGATTAATATATTATAATCAATCTGATGTAAAAAATACACCAAAAGAAGAAACATTAAGAAAACTCACAAAACCAACAAAGGGATGGGGAACTTTATTCAATCGATTTTTTATAGGAGCTACTTTGTTGCAAATTGCTGATATATTCAGACCATCTGCTGTGATATTATTAGGATATGATTTTGCTTTTACCGACAATAAAGCATATTGTGATGGATTTTTAGATAGAAAAATTTATCACCTGGAAGATCCAGAAGGATCCCCTGAATGGGAAAAAGCTATTAATAGGTTAAAAAAGGAAGAAGTAAAAAAAGAATTAGATGTATCTATCCCTGGGGGGAAGCATATATGGACAACAAAGACATTAAAATTATATAAGAATACATTCGTAAAGCTAACAAAGACAAGATGTTATCCTATTATTAATTCAACAGAAGGGGGTATACTAATAGAGATAGAACAAATACCTTTAATACAAAGTTTACAAACATATTGTAAAGATATTATAATACGTAAAGATGTCTTTGAAATACCAAAAAGAACCAAAAGACGTAGAAAAAAGAAATAGTAAAAATCCTTAACAATATCTATATTCTAATATACTTTAATAATAAAGTATAAATATTGGTTCTATAAATGTCTATTGAAGCTGTAATTAATTTACAAATATCATCTGTAGATTTGGTAAATGATCAAACACAGATAACTTTCACTTTCATAAAACCCGAAGGACTTATAGGAGGATATCAACTATATATAAGTTCTACAGGTATTGAGTATACTTATGTAAAGACACGTATTGATGCCACCCACCCACAAGATGATGCAGATAATACGTATGATTTGAATGGTATTACATATTTTGTATATACAATAGATAATCCGACACTAGATGGACGATTTCTTTTTTTTAAACTAAAGAGTATATCTACATCTATGGAATACTCCGATTTCTCGGATCCCGTCACCGTTTATACATATCCTTCTCCAGTTGAAAATATGTTTATTTTATATGATGGTTATGAGGTAGTTTTAACATGGTCGCCTATAGATTATACAAGTAAGAGAAACAGTACATTTACAAACTATAATATATATAGAAGCGAACCTACTCGACTGAATAATGTTACTATAGATACAAATAACAATCTAATGCATTCTAGTTTTGTAAAGGGTAAATATGTATGGGTAATTGATATATTTAAACGTAGCCAGTGGTTTGGTCAAATAACTTCTACGGGAATGTTTCCACTATCTACAACATTGTTATCAGAATATAGTGATGTATATGCAAATGATACAGTGAGTATAAATAATCTGGCCGTATTTGTTGACAACACTTCCCCTGTATTAATAGGGACATCAACTACTGGTATATACGTTGATATGCTCTTTGAACCTAATCATTTTTATATCTATAGTATACATACTGCTGCTTTAGGTAATAGAGTCAGTAGATATACTAAGTATATGTGCCGTACTATAGAAGTTGATCAAACATATCCGTATTTACGTTCAGCAGAAAATTCAGACGACGATATATTACATAATAAATACTGGCGAGAATTGAGGAATACTTTAATAGATGATAATTATTATAATAAATCGGCTTTCGCAATTCCATATATGTACAACAAATCATATAATTTTAAAGGACATTTAGGAGTAAGTAACTGCAAAGTAGATATTTTTATTAATGATATATATAATTTTACCACAACTACAGGTATATATGGAGAATTTGAGATAAATCATATCTTTTCTAAAGATCCTACTATTATAAAGATGCAAGCACGAGATCAATATAATATAAAATTCTCACGTGAGAGTGCTCCTATAACAATTATACCAATAACAATTTATACACTCTTTTCTATATTTGGCATGGAATATGATAAGATATATTCTGAGTATAGTGGTCTTATTCAAGATGTATCTATTGATACTTGCAGATATTCTTTTTTTGAAGATAAATATTCTCCTTTTATCAATATGTATAAACATGGAGATGAAGATGCTGAAGACTTTATGGAGAAGGCAAGTACGATATACAAAGCATATAACCATGCAGCGTATGACAAAGCTTTAATAGATATTCTTAATATTTTCCAAGAGAAAGTTACTGAATTCGATCATTTCGAGATATATCAGAATGAGTCTTTATTTTATACTCAAAAAACTCAATATACATTTATAGCTACTTCGACAGGTTTATTACGAGGGAAATATAAATATGGAATATCTGCCTGTAGAAATAATGGAGAAGAGACTCCTGTTACTACTATCGAAGTAGATCGGAGATGGTGGCCAGAAAGATATAAAGGAATCAATATAATAATGTGGAAAGCTGTATACAATGCTGATTACTATAAAATATATAGAAATAATATCGAGAGTTCTAACATTTATCTAATAGCATCTACAGGATATACATTTTATGTAGATATAGGATATAATACGCCAAATAATGAAACAGAGCCTCTCATATATAACTTTACAGATATGGAAAAACCATTTGATCTTTCTGTGCAGAATATCTACGATGTGAATAAGTTTTTTTTAAGACTTAAAAAGATGGCTTCTCTGATTATTATTTTATTTGGAACGGATGATAATACTATCCCAGAATTCGAGCTTAATAGAATACTGGAATTATGTTCAAAATTTATTCCACCGGAAGTAAGGTATAAAATTATATTTGCAAATGATTCTAAAATTGTTTTGTATCCAGAGGAACATGAGGTAGATGTGAGTGAGAATATATTAACGGAGGCAATATATGATACATCTGAATATGATACTGAGGTAGCATATGCGTAAACGTCAATTTGGAAAAAAAAAAAAAA